CTGCTTTATTAAAATCGTCTCTTTCTCTAATAATATCAACAACCATATCTCTTATAAATCTTTTTCCTCCCAAAGTATCAATAAAAAATGTATTTAATTTATAACCAATAACCTTCTCATCTTTGTTTTTTATTTCAGAATATCTGCTATTACTTGGACCAAAACCAATTCCTTGAAATTCTCCATCTACACCATAAAAAATTTCTTCCATTTTGTCTATCAGGCTTAAGCCATCAAGGTCATAACCTTTACCAACAGACTTAAATAAGTCTTTATATAGCTGTTTTTTCTGCTCAAGACTTAAATTGGAATCGTTTATTCTTTCTACAATTAATCCAACTTGTTCGCTAGTTTTAGCATCTGTAAATGTTTCATCATTTTTTATGCTAGTTCCTAAAGAGTCAATACTTTTAATTACTTGTGCAGAAGTTTGCGTATTTAATATGGTGTCATAGGCTTTATTTTGTGATGTTCTGTCGTTTAATTTATGCTGAGTAACATATCCTTCGACATTGTTATGTTCAAAAATTCCTAGATTTGTTCCTCCGTAAACGTGTTTATTATAAGCAGCTTTATATCTTGGATCGGCTGGATCTAATTCGCTAAGAAGGACTTGTTCAACTACTGGCTTTGTTACTCCATCTACGACTTCAGTTTCTACTTGTCCTTGATTATTAATTTTAAATACTTGGTTTCCGTTTTTATCTAACTTATCTACTGAATATGCCTTATCAAATTTAACTGAATCCCAACTAGATAAGTTGTCATATACTTTTCTTTCTTCTTCTATTGAATACAAAGTATTTTGTAATCTTTTATTTTTTCGTATTTCTAATAGCGTTCTTTCTGCATTTATTACTTCTAGTTCATCTGCGTCCGACCAAGTACCTGACTTGTTATCTTTTTTCTCAACAATTTTTTCTAATTGATTTTCTATAGATTTAAGTCTTTTGGCTGGATTTAATTCTTTACCATCATTAGTTAACTGAAACGTATCTAATATTTGTGTAGCTTGACCTGTTAATGCTTTTTGTTCTTTTACTCTAAAATTTGTGTATTGATCTGGTAATTCTTCGATCTCTCTCTTAAGAGATCCCATATTATCTATAAATGCTTGAAATTCATTTTGCTTTGCAACTCTTGTCTCATCATAAAAATTATCTACTGAAGGAAGATCTAATGTAGGTACTAAGTTAGGCTCAGTAGGCTTTGAATAACTTTCTCCATACCATTTAAATTGTTGTATTTTTGGTGCTTGAAATTGTAAATCAACTTGGCTTACGTCTCCAGTAGATCCCCCAGCAGCAGATTGACCTCTCTTTTGATTGGCTTTTTTCTTTGGATTTGCGTCTCCAGGAGTTAATCCAGTTGTTTGTAATTTAGCCATTATGTAAGATTAGAGTAATGGTTATACATAGCGGTTTGAGCTTTTATAGTTGCTTGATTAGCTTGAACATTCATGTTATTACCAAACGCACCAACAACCGAGCCAGCCATACCAAGTGCATATGGACCAAAACTAGGCTTGGGTATTTCCAAAGGTTTAACTGGATCAAGATACGTTTTCTTAAGATATTTTCTTGCACCTCCTCTTCGAGCTGCTCGGTCAGATTGTGCGTCAAGTCGCTGAGTTTGTGATCCTTTAAGTGCAAACGCAGCATTTCTATTAGTTACAAAATCTGCTGCTGCCCTAGATCTTTCTATCTCTGCTAAAAGAGTCCAGGCATTTTGTCCAATACGTTGTGATGCAACTTCTCCTTTTTTCTGTAATGCTACTTTTCCTCGTTCTGTTTGTTCTTGCGCCCTTGCTTCCTGTATTTGTTGTTGCTCCATAGTGATCCTGGTCGAATCATTTTGATAAGCCAGGTCAGCCATAAATTCTGTATGTTGTATAAAGTCATCATTCATCTTATCTCTAGTATCTTCAGTCATTCTGTTTGACTGAGTTTGCAACATCTGACTTTGATATTGCAAATTATTCTGTGCGTTTTGAAACGCAACATTAGACTTCTGTTGCTGATAAGACATGAATTGCTGTCCTATCCCTATAACTGCACCGACTATCGAGATTGCGTCACACATTTTTAAATCCTGGCAAATTCATAAAAAAGACGACCTTCTACTCCAAATGTAGCGTGTTCTTTGATGATTGAGAAACCCATGTACTTAATCCATTTTACATGAGTTGTATTTCTTGCATCTACATAATTAAATAAAACTGGATAATTCATGTGAAATTTATCTAATTCTATTTTTGAATAACGTAAAAATGCTCTCATGTCTTTATAGTCTGAAGTCATAGTTCTGTGTCCTAGCATCCAGATCTTTCCTGTATTTTTTCTTTGTGGAATTACTCCATACATACCCATAATATTACCTTTTCGACCTACCATAGTCATACAAGGACTACTTCCAAAATAACAATATATAAGACTACTTTTTGGAGTTGATCCAGAATATGCCTGGACTTCTTCTATATCTTCTTGTCTCATATTCTCAGCAACTTCCACTACATCATTAGGAGTTGACTTTCTCCAATGAAATCTTTTTATAGTCGTCTTGCTCTGCTGTGTAACCATCCTTCCCATTCTGCTGATTGAATACGACAAGGTAGAGGGCTATCACTCAAAATCTCAACTTTTGTGTCGTTATTTTGAGCCATAACTGGCACTCTAAATTTACCTGTTAAGAAAGGTGCTTGACCTAACGCTGGTGGGTTTTGACCAACAATAAACCCATTATAAGGGTAAACGAAAGATGTTCTACCTCTTGGACTAACTTGTATTTTAAATGCACTTGTATCGTCAAAAACAAATGTCCAGGTTCTAATTTGCAATCGTGGACCAGCTATAACAGAAACACCACCTCCTGTTGGTTGTTCTTTAAGATAAGGAGTACTAAATTCGTAAGTCATATCGTATAACTCTCCTATAAAAAACTTTGCGTTAGATAAATCTCCAAGTACTGTCATAGTTCCGTTACCACTAAATCCAGATTGAGTTGCGCCAGTTTGTGATTCTGCGCTAGGTGTAATAACTTGACCATGTTGAATAGTATTACCAGCAACGTCTCGACCTACAACAGCTTGTATTCCTGTAGTAGCTGTTGGATATGGTAAAGAAATTATTGATTGAACACCAGCTCCACCTTGATTGATTACATTAATATGGCATTTAGTCTCATCTATTTTTCTATCTACTAAGATTTCTAAGTTACTACCAGGGTCAACTGTTTCTGGACGCAAGGAGCATTTTTCAAGATAAACTCCATCTGCATATTGAATTACAATAAATACATCACTATCTATTATTGATGAGCCAAGAACAGTCTTAGCTCCTTTGACTTCCCAGAATGACCAAGATGATTGTAGCTTTTCGTCTCCTTCATAAAAGAATTTATAAAAATAAATACGTTTTGGCTGGTCTTTACTAATAGCTAATACCGCTTCTTCTGAAGCACTACTTTCCAAACTAACTATATTTTTAGGTAAATACTTTGGTATTGAAGAAGATACTTCCTCTGATATTGGAACTGCACTTGAGACATCTTCTAAATAAAAATCACGCAAACCACTAAATTCTCCTTTAGGTACGGAAAAATAAACAGTTCGACCTACAGCAATAGGGTCAACATTTGGCTGAGTTTCGTATGTAGTTATAGCTGTAATAGTTGCTGATCGAGGAGTTAACGCACCTCCAATACTGACTGCACCAGAATCCAATCTAAACTGACCATGACGACTAAAGAGTAATAGTGTATTTGCAAATGCCAGGCTAGACGTTAAGAAATGAATTTCAGTACCGCCTGTGACTAGATCAATCGGGTCGCTATCTACAACTGTTTGTACTGTCTCAGGAAAAAATCTATCGTAACTATCTGCTGCGCTTAGTATTACGTTTTCATCTGCTAGGAATACAAGCCTGTTTCTAAAAGTATTAATGTTATTTAAGACAGTACCTACAAAAGTAGGAGTAGGAGCTGTAAGTAAATCGCCAGCAATTCGTGGGCTATAGTCAAACTCTTTAAATTCAAATGCACCTGTAGCAGCGTTACGCACTAAAACGTGTGGCATAGTTGATTTATTAAATTTAAATGGTTCTAATGGACCAACTGTTTCTCTCCATATTCCAAAACCAAAAGCTGTACCATTAGAGGTTTCAAACTTAACGTAATAGTCATCTAGCCTTGTAGTTTTAGTACCCTGGACTTTAACAATAAAATTGTTTTCACACAAAGTAGGTAAGTCATTGATTGTATCTATTGCTCCTCGAATAGCTTTTGTGTAAGTACCAGCTTTTGTATCGGTGCTTTCTAAAATAAAATCAGTATCGTCACTTCTTTCAATTCTAATAATGTATTGATCCTGGGTAAATGTCCAACCGCTAGATAGTGCAGAAGCTAAATCATTTCTTAAATCTGCTGCAATTGTACCTGAGTCTGGAACTGCTCCCCCTGCGGATGCTGTTGTGTAACTTGCTGTTGCTAAAGTGCTAGTTCCGTCAGCACTTTTTATTTTTACTTCGTAAGTAGTTGCGTAGTCAGCAGCTTTTATAAATACAATACCTTTTCGTGAAACGTCAGGAGACAATTCATTAAACCTACAATTACCGCTAGTGCTTGCGGATGCTCCAACTAATGTAAAAGTATTAGCATCTACAACAGTTGCAGTATATGTACCATCAACACTAGATCCTGTTTCAAAATCTATTTGTATTTTTACTCCAGTAGTTAATCCATGAGCATTGGATGTAACAGTTATTGCTGTACCTGACTGTGCATAAGTTCCAGGATGATCCATAGTGACCACCTTTTCTCTGTTTAATATAAAAGTGTAATCTGCAACTGACGCTATCCTAAAATTTTCTGCTGGATCAGCAGTATTACTAATATCTAAATAGTCAGTACCATTGGGAGTTGTAAGGGTTTGCGAAGTGCCATCTAAATTAAATACGTTTATAGCTCCGTCTCTGATAACAATTAGATATTGTATAGTTCCGTCTCTATCAACAACCTTTACAAATGGTCTACCTGTTCCAGCAGAGCCAGTAATTAATTTAGATATATGTTGAAAAGGAGGACGTTTAGTTAATCCTTCAACTGGAGAAGATAAACAATTTATAACTGATTCCGCTTGTGAAGCTAGTCGTAAAGCCGAGGGCTGTTGACTAACCCCATTAATCATATTCGGGATAGAACTACTAATTAATCCCATAACTACCTAAATAAAGCGTCAGAAGGTCTATAAGTTTTTATTGGATTAGCTCTTCGATTATGACCTCTAAGCATATTGTGATCGCTTAACGTAGTTTCTTCTTCTAAAAATTGCGCCCTAACTTCTTGCTCAACTAATAAATTTATTTCTGTTAAATCTTTACTGCCAATCATAGACTCCTGGAGTTCTCTACCAGTTTTAGTCATTATGAAAACCCTAGCGTGTTCTGGTAAATCATCCCAATCAAGAAGAATTGTTCTATCTACTTTTATATCTTCTGTAAATTCGTATGTATTATTTTTGCGATCATATAATCTTGAACCTCTTTGAATTACCTCTATACTTGGATAATCATAAGGATCAACATAAATTCTGCTGACGTTAGTTCCAACCGATATGTGGTTAGTTGTAGAATCTCTTACTAACGTAACTTCGTAGTCAGTATTAAATGACCATCCTTCGGTCTGTAATTTACGACTAACACTATCAATAGTTGTTTCTGCTAAGTTACCTAAGCCAAGTAAACCTTGCAGAGAGTTAATAGGAGCTTCTCCCATCATCTGTAAGGCTTTGTTGACCGCTTCTAATTTTGAAGTTCTAGCAAGTACCATTTACTTTTTCTTAGTTCCTTTTTTTGGGGGACGACCTTTTTTAGTTCCATATGTGCCAGTACCTTTAGGAGACATAATAATAAGGGAGTAAGTTTACTCCCCTATATTACCTACTTATGAGTTAGACGCATATATTTCAATAGCGCAATCTGGACGTAGTACGCCTGTACCATGAGCCATAGATCCGACCATAAATACACCCTGGTATAACGCATGAACGTCATTACCTGTTTGTTCCATTTTAAGATCCATTAACTTAACAGTACCAACCGCATCTGGTGTAAATGCAAGACCGATATTATCTGTATAGTCAGCATGATAAGTGTTGTTTTCTCCAGTAACAGCACTTCTGTTTGCTTTAGGTAGATTATTAGATTTAATAATTGAAATACCAGCAACCTTAAGAACTGTACCTTCTGAATATGCTCCAGATCCACCCCAATCTCTGTTTAAGACATCAGTAGTCTTAGCAAGTTTGTAATAATTTGCTGGATCAAGTGCAAAGTATCTTTGATTTTCTGGAACATTGTTCTCATCAAAGGTTTGTGCAACTGTCCATAGAGCAGTAACAAGGTCAGCACCAGTAACAGCAGCAACCGCAGCAGCAGTATTGGCAGTACCAGACTTAAGAATCTTAACTCTTGTACCTCCAGGTAAATCTGTGTTGAAGTTTGTACCAGTTCTAGCAGCTTGAGCTATTGTGGCAGCTACGTTTTCATCAAAGCGATAGGCTAAAGCGTTGCCCATTTCCTCTGTATATTTTGACCTTACATCATAGTGATTCTTAGCTTCTTCAATGTCTGCTAAAAATACTTGTGACACAAGTTTGTCATCAATATTTATGGTAGCTTCAGCGTGCTTGATGCTATCCCCTGTCAATTGTGTGCCAGGTGTATGATAAGAAGTTGAGCTGAGTCCAATAATTGGAAATTGTGCGGATTTTCCTGATTGAATCGTCCGAACTGTATGCAATGACTCGAATATTGTGGCTTTACGGAACGCAGAAAGTACCTCTCCACTCCACACTTTAAGAAAAAGTGCATCATAAGATGTACCAGTAGCATTGACCAAGCCAAGTCTCGAAGGACTAAAATTAGCCATGATTATTTGAAATAAATTTGGAATTAACCAGCCTTATTTCACTTAGTCTGATACCCCTCAAGGATGCTATGTGGAATAAATAAGTGTAAGGTTACATTAATAGTATCAAAAAATGGACGAATATCTACCGCAGATCCCAGAAATAGATGTATTGACACCGCCTAGAACAATTTTTTATCCACCTGTGGCAGAGATTCCATATTTAGATCCAATTCTTTTACCGAGTCTGGAACAAGTTGAGTCGGGTCTGGGAGATCAGGGATCTTCTGCTGAAGAAGAAAAAGCATCTTCAACGGAGGGAGGGTTAGAGCTAAAACCAGAGACA